TAGACATTGCAGCGATGCGGTGTCTCAAACGGATAGGGGTTCTTCAGGCTCATTGCCTGTTTTCCCTATTCTCTGTCAGATTCAAGCTGTGCATTTCTAGTATTTTATACTAGATCTGACTTACCAACTGGAGGTGTTATGACACTCGATGTTCCCGGTCTTCGATATCGTGAAAGAGCTGGCTTACCCATTGGTTCCACTTTCTTTTGGAACGGTGAGTTTCGCATTGTCACGGGTACTTTGTACGCGTGGACAGGCAGTGACTATGTGCCGGCCCAGATTTATAATCAGGGTCCTGCATCCCTTCCTAAAGGGACTGTTACTGCTGCTTTGCCACTCCCCTATAAATTTTATGAACTCTGTGTTGATGATGTTTTTCCTCATCAGCGCGGTAAGTCCAAAAAGTTTAAGGAGGGTGGCCCTTTCACGAAGATTAAAGTCGATGTTACCGGGTATTCCCTCTTACAAGGTGTTGGAGAATATAAATCGTACGGCCAAACCAGTATTTCTGGTATGGGGTACGTTTATACCAAATATGTGGGGGGTTATATACCCAACTCATTGGCAGCGCCTTCATGGAAAGGTGTAACTTATAGTTACAACGACCGTGATAAGTTGCTGAAATCCAACTTTCTTGTGACGGACATATCTACCGAGTGGGGACCTACGGCGTGGTCTAAATCCTCGCCGAAAATACAGATGGCCGACGGTTTCGTGTTTCTCTCGGAATCCCGGGAGCTTCCATCCATGTTAATGGATCAGGCAAAACGCTTCCATAAGGAATGGAAGTCGATTGCCGGTAAGGAAGGCGTAAACGGCGGTTGGCGCATGCAGCCCAAACAGGCTGCAGACGAGTATCTGACCCAGCAATTTGGCTGGGCTCCTTTCCTTGGAGACTTGTACAAATTCTACAATGCATATTTGCATGTAGATGACTATATGAGACGCATGTCTCATGGTCACGACAAGTGGCTCCATGTTAGGAGGGTCCTTCTAGATGATGTACAGACTTCGAACGTGAGTTCGGGAGACTGGTCCCAGCCGTATTCTTGGCAGTTACTGCCAAACAATTCGTGGGATCAAATCTCACAGATACGACCTGGACAATACCCAAAGATAAGTTACTACGACGAGGAAACTCGTCTTGTCACTTCTTCTGGAATGTTCAAGTGGTACAAGCCTGAATTCGATATGAGTAACCCAGACTATAATAGTCTGATTAACAACATATACCGTCAGTCGACGATGTATGGCGTTAGAGTTAATCCATCGAACATCTGGAGAGCAACACCTTGGACATGGCTCATCGACTGGGGGCTCAACGTTGGTCGAAATATCGACGCATTGACCGCCTATGTTGAAGATGGAGTCGTGTGCAAATATCTATACCTTATGCACCACACCGTTAAACGACAGGTAACTGATATTACGTTGCCTGTCGCACGTGGTGATGTTGCGTTGCAATACGTCAATTATACCGACGTAAAGCTCCGCAGGGCTGTAGATAGTCCTTTTGGGTTTGGCTCGCCTTGGGCTACTTTAAGCCCTTGGCGTTTATCCATTCTAGCTGCCTTGGGCATATCTAAACCCTCGCGGGTTGGATTTCACTAGAATGTATCTGGTCACGGTTATCACGCTGGGACCCGCTGGAGAGCGGCTTTCAGTCCCGTGGTCTTAACACTCACCTAACTGATGAGGTCAACCACCATATGTTAACCGATCCACAATCTGTAACAGTAAATTCTGTTGCGAAATCGATGCCGAAAATTTCGTCCGATGGCACTAAGACCATCTATCGGAGTTCGGACGGTAATTTTGAACTTACCGTTTCACATCAGCTTTCACGAGGACGAATTCGTACCTTGGTGAAGGTTTCGCAACGTGCGATCGTTCCTGATCCATTGACTACTGTCAATGACTATGAAACGCTCATTTTCCAGATGGTTATCGATCGGCCCGAAGTCGGGTTCGATGCGACTACCGTTGGTTACTTGGTTACAGGCTTGACTGCCTGGATCAATACTGCAGGGGTAGTTGGCAAGCTTTACGGCCAGGAGTCGTAAGACTCTTTTCCGAGCTTGTTTCACGATTCCCCTTAAACAGATTGGCTGATCCTTATGTGGATCTGCATGGTTGACATGCGTGGCTTGAAGTCGACCCACCGATTGGAGGGCAACTTGAAAAGCAACGTAAGTGACCATCTGAAGTTGTTTGAGGCGGTCTATAAAGACGCTTCAAACAAGTGCATCGCTGATGTCTCTGATTTACGTGATTTGACGACAGTCAAAGCACGGGTCAAAATGGAGGGACTCTCGTTTTTAACGATTGCCCTTCCTGCCTTCTCCTCTGACTTTGAAAAAAGTCTAGAAGATGGGTTTATTGACTCATCGCGATTCCGAAATTTCAGGAAAAGCGGATCAATCCCTGCATTCTTGCAAGGTATGATCAGTCAACTTTTTGACCGTGAGACAGGGAGAATATATGAAGAAAATTACGAAGATTCGCCATCGATCGTCGAGGCTGTTCGGCAAATTTGCCTTACTTTCAAGAAGATCGAAGTCGATTGTACGCCCGCGAGGGTGTCCAAAACACTACGCAACTTTCAACTTTTGGAGCAATCCTTCTCAGAGTTTTCAGTTCCAATCGAAGACCACGCTGAATTTTTGCGTGTATCTTCTGTGCTATGGGATTCTTGTATCTCGTCGATCTCAATTGACGAGTGCAGACCTAAGCATGGTCCTGGAGCGACTGCTGAACGAGTTTCTGGTAACCAGAAATATGTTTGGCGTCGGTGGCATGAACGTATTGAGCCATACTTTCCTCTTGTAGGTAACGGTTTCCCTCTCGGGATATCGCCCTGCGATGAGGAGCTCAATAATGTGACGTTCGTGGCAGAGGAAGACGAGCAACCCGTTCGGGTTGTTCCCGTCCCCAAAACTCTGAAAGGTCCTCGTATCATTGCAATCGAGCCTTGCTGCATGCAATTTGTGCAACAAGGGATTCGTGACGTACTCTACAGTCGTCTCGAATCTTACTGGTTAACGCAAGGTCATGTGAATTTCACTGACCAGACTATTAACCAAGAGCTCGCAATGAGTAGTTCGAAAACGGGTCAATTAGCAACGATTGATCTCTCTGATGCTAGTGATCGAGTTCCTCTTTCGCTTGCAATGGAGATGTTTCGGTCTAATCCCGATCTTAGGGATGCGATCGTAGCATGTCGTTCGACAAGAGCCGTTCTTCCGGATGGGACACTTGTGTCCCCTCTCCAGAAATTCGCCTCTATGGGCAGTGCTCTTTGCTTTCCGATCGAAGCGATGTACTTTTACACTATATGTGTAATCGCTTTGATTAGGGATAGTAATCTCCCTGTAACCCAGCGGAACATTTATAACGTTTCGCGTGGGGTGCACGTATACGGGGACGATATTATAGTTCCCGTTACGAATGCGGTGACTGTTCTCGATTACCTGCGAAAGTACAATTGCAAGGTAAACGTCAATAAGACTTTCGTGAGCGGAAGCTTCCGAGAGTCGTGTGGCGTAGATGCGTATCGTGGATACGAGGTTACACCTACGTATTTGCGAAAACCGTGTCCTGAGAACAGACAGCAAGCTGATCGGATTGTTTCGTGGGCTGCCACTGCTAACCTCTTTTATCTAAAAGGGTATTGGCATGCAGCCTCTCTCTTGTTTTCTAAACTCGAGAGGTACATCGGGAAAATTCCTTATGTATCTTTACAATCCAATGGGCTAGGTCGGGTATCTTTTCTGGGTTACAAATCTGTCGAAAGATGGAATTTGGAACTACATCGCTTTGAAGTAAAGCTGTGGGTCCCGGAACCAGTTTATCGCACAGATGAATTGGATGGATACAGTGCGTTAAGTAAGAGCCTCCTAGCTCTAAGCCGTATACCGCAAGGTATAGGAGACTTAGATAAGAATTATGCTCAACTTTTGCGCACCGCCGACGCTCTGAATGTTTGCTTCCTAAAGCCGGGCGACTTGAAAAACCGCCTTGTCTCTAGGGATGCTCTTCATTTAGAGCATTCTGCACTGCACGGCGCAGTTGCACTAAAACGCC